TAATTTTCCAACATTTTCTAAAACTCCCGGAACTAAACCCCTTAAAACTTTACTTCTTGTTCCAGTTAATCCAGTTATAATTGGTATAGAACCAGTAGGAACATTATTAATATATACATATTTATCAACTTTGGCTTTTGGATCATCTGCGGTAGAACATTGAGCTCCTGTTTCTAAAAAATAACTATTTCCTAATGGGGCACTTCCTTTTTTTGCGTTCCCTTCGCCTTCTACCATTAATTGTGTATAACTAATTAATCCTGCAATATCTCTTTCTAATGCTGCCATAGTTCCTTTTTTACTCATTTTTAATTCAGATGGAGTTTTTATTTGTTTAATATAATTATGCGATACACCTAAAAAATTGTCGCTCATTTATATATATATTATTATATTATTATAAAATAATATAATATGGAAAACAATATTTCAATAAACAATAATGAATGTAGAATATGTTTTGAAGAAGAAAGTGAAAATAATAAATTAATTCATCCTTGTTTATGTAGCGGAACTAGTAAATATATTCATATAAGTTGTCTTAATGAATGGAGATATTCTAATGTAAATAGAAGTTCATTTTACAAATGCAGTGAATGTAATTATAAATATAAATTTAAATATTTATATCCAAATGAAAACAATAATAAAATAAAACTTCATTCATTTATATTAATGTCTCTAGTATATTTTCCAGCTATATTAACAACATTAATAGTAAGTTCAAGCGATCAATATAATAATTATGCAATTTTAAATAATCTATATTATAATACTTCTAATTATACAAAATTCAAAGAATATGTTACGTCACAAGAATATATATCTTTATATTGGGTAATAATATTAAATTATGTTTTATATATTCAGCATGTATTATTTTTTTTATTATTTAATTTATATGTGATGTATCATATTAATAGTGAAAACAAGTATAGATATGTAAGTTTTCATAAATTAAAATATATATTTCAAATTCTAGGATGTTTTAAATTTATTATAACTTATCGTATTTTTTGTTCTTGGAATCAATATTCCAATTTAATATGTTTACTAATAGTATTTCCTGTATTAGAAGGCGTTAATTACTGTATAAATATTAAAAATCATAATATAACTATTAAAAGATTAGATGAAGAAAATATAAATTATGTTTTAAATTATGACGAAAATAGCGTTGAAACAGAAAATGTATCTCATATTGATAATGTAATGTATTTATTAGATATAACTGAATAATTACTTTAATTTAGTTTTTAAATTTTGGGCATTAGACTTAATTTTATTTTTATTATTAATAATAGATTTAGTTTGAGATTTTAGTTGAGAATCTAATTCTTTTGAATATAAATCTAATTCATTTAATTTATATTTTAATGAATTAATTTCTTTTTTTTGTTTTAAAAGTTTGCTTTTTATTTTAGAACAGTTATTATTTAGTCCTTCTTTTACTGAAAAAATATTATACAAAAATATATAAATTAATACAAAAAATAACACTGATAATCCTATATTCATATAATATATATTAATATTATATTTAACAAGCTTCTGGAAATTTTTCACAAGCTTTTGAATTATCTACATCATCATTCCCATCTAATGCTTTTTCGGAATCTTTATTAGCTTTAGTATTTTCTTTAATTTGTTTAATATTTTTATTAATAGATTTTGATATATTTTTTAATTTACTTTTTAAAGTTTTTAGTAATGATTTATTATTATTTAAAACATCATTATTTGAACTAATAGATAATTCATATTCTTCATATTGCTCATCGCTAAAATTTTCTACATAAGTAAATAATTTTCTTAAAATATGATTTAATATAATAGACAAAAAAAAGATGTTAAATAATATTGTTAATATATAATTTTCTATATTCATATAAATTATATTTAGAATTTATTATTATCTATTGGATATATAAATGTCAAATCAAAAAGAAGATATACCTCAATTAAAAGATAATTGTTGTGTTAATTCTTATACTTTGAATGTTCCAAATGATAAAGTATATAAAAATTGCTGCAATACTAATTCTAGAACTAAAGCTAGTGTTATTAAATCTGGACAACAGCCTCACGGAAAGACATATTCTTATTCTTATAATGACTATATGAAAAATAAAAAGAAAATTACATATGATATGAAATTGCCTACCAGTAAACCAGAAGGAAATGATATTACTACTTCTGGACATGGAGGTTGTTCAGATTGTAATTCTACTACTAGCTGGAGAGTAAACAATAAAAAATATCATCAACAAGGCGCGGTTTCGTCTAGTTCAAGATTAGATAGATTAAAATTAGAAACGATTAGAGGAGGTTCTAAATGTAGTAATGGAAAATGTAATGGAAAATATGTTGGAGATAAAACTAGATTTACTGGATTTGTTAAAAGTAGACCTTGTTTTGCATTAAAAAGAAGACGCCGAATTAGAGAAAGAAAAAATAATTGTTAAATAATTGTTAATTATTATAATATAAAATTATAATAAGTAATGTTTACCTTATATAGACATAATACACAAGTTGTAAATAAAAAAATCAATCCTAGAGAAGAATTTAAAAAAAATAACGGATCGGTAAACTCCTATGGAGCACCATTTAGAATGCCATTTAATCATTACAGAAAAACTACATTTTGTCCTAAACCTGAATGTAAAACTAATCAAAAAATATTGCAGGATACAGCGGCTTATACTTTAGGAAATAATTCTTGTTTATGTTATGATCCTACTATCAGATCATATTTAAATAAAGATGGTAAGCCTGAACATAAATTTATTTTTAATGCTAGTAATGTTTTATATAAAAATAAAAAAACTTTACAGCAAAATAATATTAGCAATATAACATCATCTATACCTATTGATGGAAATAATGTATATAATGCGTCATATGAAAACCCTAATGATCCAAATAATACCCTACAAGAACCGTGCCATAGAATAGTTCATAAAATAACAAATAATAATACACAGCGGATTGCTGCTACTTCACAACGAAATAGAATAAATAGATTGAGATATAATAACTCTACTGCTAGAAATAATTATAATAATTATGGTCAATGTTCAGATAAAAATTCAAAATGTTATGATACATACAGTAAAAATAAAAAATCTTTTCCAACTTTATGTAGTAGGCGAAGAAGAAGGAATAAAAAATTGGCGTGTTTACAAAATAATAGTTAATTATAATATTACTTAAATAGATGAATATACAATAATTTTATTATTATATAGTAAAAATATATATGTCATTTCCAATAAAAACAACAATAAGTATTCCTTCTATAATATTCGATGAAAATGGTAAATTAGTTCCATCGGGAAATTATTATTATAAAATAAGCGAAATGAGTGGGAATATAGTTAATGGTGAATTAATATCTAGAGGTAATTTTGGAGTATTCGCTTTTAAAAATTCAGATTTAATAAGAATGATGTCAATAGCTCAATCTAGATTATTCAGAAGAGCTGGAATTAATGATGATACTGAAAATATTCCAAATTATGATTCGCCTCCGACATCTCCCAGTTTAAACAATAGATCATATTCTAGTATTGTAGATAATTATTTATTTGAACAAGAAGATTGTTCTATATGTTTACAAAAAATGAAACGTAAATGCGTTTTAAGGTGCAATCATTCATTCCATTTAGATTGTATAACTAGATGGTTTGATAATTCTTTACATAGAACGTGTCCTGTATGTAGAGAGAGAGAGCCTTATATGAATTCGAATGTTCCTTATATTAGTAGTATTAGAAATAGACCTAGAAGTAGGATATTATATAATAATTTTATGTAATAAATAATATAAATTTATGTTTATTATTATTTATATATGAGTAATAAAAGAAATAAAAAGAATAAAAAGAAAAAAGAAAAAAAGGAGATTGTATTTAGAAATAAAGAAGAAAGACAACAAGAAGTTTATACAATAATAAAACAATTATCTGAATTTGATTTAAATATGCTATATGAACCAGTAAAGAAATTGTATGAAATATTTAAAAAATATATTCAAGAAGGTAGTAGAGAAGAAGTAAATATTCCATTCCCAGAAATAAATAGAAGAATTAAAGGAGTTTTAGCTATATCTGTAAAAGAAGAAGTATGGATTTCATTAAAAAACGAGAAATTTTAAAAAAATATTATTATTATATATAATGCCTAGAGCCAGAAAATCACGCTGTGCTGGAAAATCTAAAAGATCATGCAGAAGATCTAGAAAACATTGCAAAATGACTCGTAAAAGCGGTCGTTCTAAAGCTCATTGCAGAGCTCGCAAAAATCGCACTAAGAAAATGACTCGCCGTGTCCGCCGCCGCCGTCGCTAAATTTAGAAATAAATATTAAATAAATAATTTTAATATTTAATATTTATTAACGTTTATTCATAAACACATTACTAGGAGTTGCATTTTTATGATATTTTATATTAAATTGCTCGCACCACTGTATACATTTTAAAATATTTTGACTTTTCATTAACTCTAATTTATCTCTTTTTTTATCACCATATGATATTAATTTTATGGTATTTAAAATATTTTCTACTTGTTGATTAATAAATATACCGTTTATTTCTGATATTTTAGTTAGATAATATGATTGAATATTAATATTTAAAACTGAAGTTAATTCATATTGATCAAAATCTATTTTATTGATAATTGTAATTATATTTGAAAATCTATTAAATAAATGTCTGGTAGATTTATATTTGAAATACTTACATACAATATATTTTTCAGAATTAGCATATCTGCTTGTATTAGGTTTAGTAATATATACTTTTTTATAAAAACAGCTGAGTAAATATATAATTTGACAAGTGTTTTTTAGAAATATATCAAAAATTTTTAAAACGAAATTACCATTATATTTTTGCAATGTGATCGCATACATTATTTGAGTATATAACAATGGAAAAATATTATTTTCTTGTCTATTAAAATCTCCAGAAAAATCAAATCCAGCATCTCCAGTAACAATATCCATAGAGTTATTATAACTATCACATATATATCTATAATTTTTATCATTTAAAATGTTTCCATCTTTAGTAGGTCCAGTTTCAATAATTATATGAGGATTTTTTCTTAAATAATTACTTGATTTTTTCCAATTTGGAACGCTATTATCTGATTCATTTATTAAAGTAATACCATAATAAGTATCTGATTTATTTTTTCTTAAAAAATTAGTAGCTTCTATAAACCCTCCCGGTCCTTCTGCTAGATGGAATGTTTTTATTGAATCTTTATTTGGAAGTAATTCAAAATGTTTATAAATTTCAATTAATTTAAAAAAAGCTCTAGAAATAGGTTTATATTTACTAATTGAATGGTTTACTAATGGTATATTACTATGTATAAATTCATATGGATTTGTATATTTTTTGATTGTATCCCAACTTGATACATTTTCATTTATTAATTCTTTTAATTTCTTTAAATATTTACAAAAACTTTGACTTATAAATATTTCATTTTCCTCATTATCAAATTTATTAATAAAACTTATTTTTAAATTTGTTTCATCTACATTAAAGCTTATTTCAGGTAATAAATAATATAACATATATTTAGTATATTATATTATTTTACTTTTATATTAATTTTATTTTTCTTTTATATTTTACTACATCTGATCTACTTATAAAATTATTATCTTCTTCTTTATTTTCCATATCTCCTTTAGTTTTAGATATTTCTTCAAACTTAGCAGTCATTGATGTATGAACTGCTTTAGTATCAACATTTCTATTTTTTTTAAATATAAAGTAATTATTCAAAAATGATATTTCTTTTTCAGATACAGACATATTTAATGAGTTACCAATTTCTTTTTGTTTTATAAAGTTATTATTAACTTTATCTTGTAAATTATTGTATAATTCTTCAAAAGATCCTATAGATTTTCTCAATCCTAACATTTTTAATTCATCTTTATCTAATTTTGAAAATCCATAATGTTCTAATAATTCTGATAAATAGTCAAAATTAACTAAATATTCAGGAAATGTTTTATTTATAGACTCTTGATAAACATCTATTCTATAACCCACACTCATTAATGTATCTGGAAAGGTATCGTTTGAATACATTTTTTTAACGCTCCACATTTTAGTATTATTTTCCATAATAAGTTTATTAGAGCCTTGTTTTGTATTTTTTAACATATTAAATACACGTTTTCCATCATAACAACATCCTACTGTATATCCGCCTATCTTAACAACATCCGATAGATTTTTAAGAAAATTATTTAATGATATAAAATTTTCAAAGAAGTAATGTATTGAAAACATATTAGATGCTACATCAAATCCTTCTTTTCCTATTCCATAATTTTTATATGTTACTTTTCCTAATCTTTCTTTACTTTTTCCTCCTTCACCCATTAAAGCATTAAATATCATTTTTGATTTTTCATCTTGAAATGCATCTCCATTCATATATTGTAAAGAAGTATTTGCATTAAGAAATATAGCTCTAGGTGACCTAGTATATTTTGATCTGAATTTTAAGTATCTAGCACAAGCTCCATCTTTTCTATCTTCAATATTCATTTTTGCTACATCTAATCCAAGAACAAACTTTAATTTTGATTCATACCATTTCCATAAATCTCCCCCTTTTCCGACCGTCATATCTATTAAAATATTACCAGGAGAAGTTAATGATTTAATGAGAAATTTTTTAATATACTTATTATGAAAATCTCTTAATCCTGATGTAATAGTTTTTTTATTAGATTTTTTATAATATACTTCATCATTTTCTACATTTAATGATTGATCTTTATTAGTTATCATATCTAACGTTACTGGATTATGTATTGATTTCCATACAGATTCTGCTACATGATATGCATTACCATAATTCTTATTTCCTTTTTTATAATCTGCAGTTTTATCGTGTCTTACTCTAATAGGAATCCATTGCCAAAAGTTTTGATTATTTTTAACAAATTTAAATTCAACAATCATTCCATCTTCAAAAACTTCGCTTTTATCTTCAATATACATATGTTCCCCATTTCCTAAATTTTCAAGTAATATATTGCAGTTATAAATTTCGTAGTTAGGCGTAGGTTCTGTAGGATAGAACAAAACAGGTTTATAATTATTAGAATTATATTGTTTATTTAACTCTGGGATATTATCATTTAATACATCAGTAAATGGATTTAAAAATCCGTGCTTAGATTCGTCAAAACCAACTCTTAATTCAATAACTTTATATTTTTTTATATTAGATAAATCATTCATATTTTGTCCACTTTCAAACAAATTTTTAATTACATCTTCTCCCATATCATTCTTTTTTGTAGTTATTAAGAAATCAATAGTATTATATTCAGATGGCTTCCATTTTAAAGAATGTAACCATGTCTTATTATAAACACCGTCTGCTAAGTTATTACTACCCACACTTTTATTTATAGGAGTAAATATTAATCCATCTGTTTCATAATCAAACATTGTTCCATCTATTACGCCATCCATAATTTTTGAACATTGTTCTAATATATTCTTTTTTAAATTATTGTAGAATGTTTTTTCTTTTAATGTTAAAGAAGCTTCTTTGGTTTTTAATATAGATCTCATATCTATATTTTTTGTAAATTCGTGTAGCATATTTAATCTAAATTTATTTTTATCTATGGAATCATTTTCATATTTTAGATCATCCATTTTTAATAATGGATAATGTCTAGTATTTTCTTTATTATAATAATAAATATCAAAACACATATATAAATTTATATAATTTCCTTTTTTATCGTGTAATATATGTTCTCCATCTACTATAGTATTAAAACAACTTTTAGATTTAGTTATACATCCTGTAAATTCAACATTTAAATTAATATCTAATAGATAAATTTTACCGATATTATTAATATATAATAGTTTTCTTAATCCATCTGCTTTATCAGTAACTGTGTAAGGATTATGTATATTAGCTACAGTATTATCAGTTACATTATTTAATTTTATAATGTTTTCTTTTTCCAAAGTGATCGAAGACGGCCCTATAAAATTTTTTCTGTTTTTTCTAATGAATTTTCCTTTTGATGTATTTTCGAATATAGGGTCATCTTCTTTTTTATTTCTTTTTGTTAATTTTATATAATCTAAAATAACTTTATTAGATTCATCGTAAGAAATAGGAAAGTTAGAATTTTGAATTCCAGATAAAATAATTTTAATACCTTTTTTAATCAACGATAGTAATTCTGGATGAGGTTTCAGTTTTGCTTTTTCATTTATTAGCTCCATTTCCACTTCATAAGATTCTACATTATTAAAAACATTGGAATTATTAATATTATATTCTGTAATATATTTTTTTGTATTTTTATTATATTTGGATGTTTTTAGTATACTTAAATCAAATTTATAAGGATATCCTTCTTTTATAAATGTAAATCGTTTAATAAATCTAAATGTTTTTTTTGAATCATTCCAATTTTTAAGCATTAAGTCAACCATTCTATTAGTTTTTTCTAACTTACTTTCTACTTTATAATTTAAACGGAATTCAAAATTTCTAAAATCGACAGGATATAATTTGATATCTCCTTTACTCATAAAGTTCTTTCTTAAGAATGTAATATGTTGTCCAGGTTCTTCTAAATTAAATGAATTTTTTTTACAATATTTTTGTATATTAGTTATACCTTTTATTTCAGTTCTTACGTTAGATAGTTTTATTTTTCCACTAGCTACATCAACATATTCAGTTTGTATATTTAAATGATATTTTCCATTACCGTCAATTAATTTAAATCCCAATGATTTTAGTTTTTTAATAATATTATCAAATTTTATTCTAGTTATATTATTAGCATAATTAGTTCCAAATCTAATTTCAAATTCATCATTATAATTTTGTGATTCTAAATATGTTTTTATATAATCGCTTAATTTTTTATTTGACGATTCTTCAGTAGACATTAATATATATTAATTATATAATTTTATATTATTTATCAATTTATTATCTCTTTTAAAAGTTGATACATTTCTTTTTTTGTAATGTATTTTTTTTCATCTTTCTTAATATTAATATTTAATTTAGTGCATATTTCTTTTAATTCAGAAACTTTATAATTAGAAATTGATTTTAATGGTTTATAAATATTATCAACAATATATTTAGTATTTCTAATTTTTCCTATGTCTTCTTTATTATTATCAATACATACACTATATTTTTCATCTGATTTTTTAATAATTATTAAATCATTATTATCTTCATTTATTAATTCATAGTAAATATTCTTATCATAATAAATAACATTTATATTCATATAATTCATTATAACTATAAAAACAGCTATTGAAATTTTAGAATCATATATACAATTTGATTCTATATCACAATACTTTATTTTAAATATTTTTTTAATTTCTTTTTTATTTGGAATTAGATATGTATTTAAAATATTAAATTTATTTTGTTTTTCATATTCATATATATGATTTTTGTTAATAAAATATTCATCCAATCCATATTTATAAATAATATAACACCAAAATAATTGATCAGTATATTGAGAATTAGGAAAAAAATAGTTTATTTGTTTTGGGTTAATGATTTCTTTTTT